CCTCTCGCAGTAATTGAGCTGCTAGACCAAGTAGTATCAGCAAAATCGGTAAGTGCTGTAGTTCCTGATGTAGTCGGGTCTACATTGGTTAATGTGTTACCACCAGCCGTATAGCCTGTACCTGTAGCAGAAACCTCGTTAGTGGTTGCATACGCTGTAGTCGAAGCGGACATCGTGGCACTACTGGTATACAAAGCAATCTTAAACGTATTGCCTGTACCTGTGGTAGTAGTTGTGCCGCCGCCAGAACCATTATGGAAGTTATGAATTCCTTGAAGTAGCTCAGACTTAAAACTTGTTGCCATAGCTGTTGTGATCGCCATTACAGTCTCCTTAAAATATCAACAAGTTCTGGATGGCCTTGCTGAATAAATTCATTAGAAAGCGTTGTTCTATCGCTTTTAATTGCTTGTTTAATAATACCTAAAACCACATGATAAATGCGATTTTTAAATGCTTCTGCTTGTTGTCTCACCACAGGATCTACTGAAGAAGACACGCTGACGATCTGCTCTACAGCACGTTCAGCTAACTCTTCAGGACTTAATCCCCTGTTTTCCGTTGTTTTAACGACAACATCTCCTATGTTAGATTCAACAGCCATTTTAAACATTATTGAACAGCACCTCTAATATCATCTCGATACTCATCTCTTACACCATAACCCTCGCCAAACCGAGTTAATGCGCCAAGAGCTTCTTTAAATCTTTGCTCATATCCTACTACCTCTTCAGGAGTTTTAAGAAAGGTAGCAGCTTCTACTAATGATCCATAAAGCAACGCATCTGGTGCGTTAGTAGAAAGCCAGGTAGTGCCACTATCTGCACCTGCTGTTAAAGATGCTGGGCGATACTTGTAATGAAGTTCAAAGCTATATCCTGAATCTGGAGTAGGAGCTAACAAAAATGTTGTGTCATCAAACAATGCGTAATATTTAGGCAATCCAGTTGTTGCTGCATTGGGCGTGTAATCTCTAATAAAAGAAACATGTTTTAATAAAAGATAAGAATAAATATTGCTAGAGATTACAGCCAGGCTGTAAGGCGCTAGAAAATCACTTGGCATAGATAGATAGGTGTTACTTGCTGTTGCATTTCCTGTAACATTTTTTCTGAATACTGGCATTTCAACATTCTTTAAAATGCGTTCTTCAGACTCTTTGATAAAGACCGATAGGTTATTATCAAAAGTAGTCTCGCTTGTTTCACAATAATTTTGAATTGCTGTTTTAAGCGTTGCGTAAGTAAAACTCATGTAGTCACCACTGTTACTGTTCCTATTTCTCCGGTCGATGCATCCATATCAAACGCAGATCCAATAGAATCTCCGGTTACTGTAGTCATTCTATTAGGATCTATAGTTCTTACCACTCCTTCACCAGCAGTAAAGCTAACCGCAGGGCGTGGATGTCTTAATGCTTGAGGATCCGAGACATGAGGCAATGGTTCTAGTTGAGGCTCTTTAGGTTCATAGCATTCTTTACAAACCCTAAAACCAGTCCATTCCTTCTTTAAACTTTTATAAGCATATTGAAAGCCGCATCGGTCGCATATTGCTATGGCAAATTTGCCTGAAGCGTAAGCCATTACGCCCTCTTAGATCTCATACTGGGCGCAATAAACAAAGATGCTCGACTTTCATCTTGATCTGCTGCCCTAGCAAATTCCTCTTCATACATCGTTTTTAACATCTGAACCCTGTCTGGAGCTCTTTTAATTGACAAATAGTAAGCCAACCCTGCTGCTAGACATGGATAAAAACGAAACGGAACGCCAAGTGTATTAACACTAGCATCTCCATCTTCAATTCTAATCAATCGATTAATATATAAAGCATCTGTACTATTTTCAGCCGCTGGCCAAAAATATAATCGAGGCGTTATTTGCTTGTCTAAATACCATTGAGTTGGACGAGCTTCTGTGGTTTTTGTTGGGATGTTCCAATAAGCAGACCTGGATATTTGTTGCATCTGAATATCAGTAGTAGTGCCACCAGAAGTTGTTCTGATCACAACATCTAACACATCAATAGTATAAGAGTCTAAATCAAAAAAAGTATCTGATTTGGTTAATGTTGTATTGGTATTATTTATTGTCCACTGATTTAGACCTCTATTAGCCCAATCAGCAAACAACAAATTTAAAGAACGTCGAGCGGTGACACCATCATATCCTGTTCGATATTCTAGCCCACACCGCTCAAATGCTTCTTCTACATACTCTGCAACATCTGGCTCAAAATCCCTAGATCCTGATGTGGCCATTTATGCACCTCTTATGATTGAAACGTAGTCATTGCTGTCAAATCAGTTACAGCAGTAAAGGTAACATATCCACCAGATTTAAATAACAATCCATCATCAGGAACATCTGGATAAGAATTCGTAGAAGCTCCAGCAATAGTTCTATATTGCATTACTACGGTTCCTGTTGCAGAGCCTTCTCTAAAAGAAATAGTTGCAGCAGCCGTTCCATTTACAACGTAAATACCCCTTAGCCGCATTCTTTCTGTAGACATTACGCCACAAATACTAGTTCCAGACCCAGCACTAACATTGCCAGCAGAAGATCCAGAAGTAGCTATCTGAGTCACTGTTGCAAAAAAAGAAGTGCCAGTCGCCGTACCCGTATCAGCACCAGTAATAGTCTCTGTTGCAGAAGTACCAGATTCATCAGTTCCTGTTACCGTGAAAGTAATTCCACTATCATCAGCCGCAGAAAGTATGGTTACATTTCTTGGCGAATCAAACGTAACTGATCCTCCAGAAGCTAAAGTCCCGCCAATTGTTAAATTAGCTGCTCCACTTACACTTGCTGCAACACTAATCCCATCTGGATCTGCTGCCGCAGCAATTATAAAACTCGAAGAAACATCGCTACCTGAACCTTTCATAGTCATAGCAAGTTACCTCTATTTATCGTTCAACAGCGGCTAAAATATAATCAATAGTCATAGTTTTTGCCGCAGCAGCGCCGTTCTGAATACCGAAAGAAACGGTTAAATCTTCATCGTCTGTTGCATTTGTCAAAGTTGTTTGTGAAGCAACTTGCGCGTCATCAATGAATATTTGAAATTCACCATCTCCAGTATTACCAGTTGGTGTGTAATAAAAAGCAGCAGTTAAAAACGTATCATCAGCAATTGTAGCAACTGATGAGTTTGTAGTTGCTGAATTATCTTTTTCAATATTAAAGTCCATTGTGGCTGCGCCATCAGCTTTAATAAAGTAAAAACCATCTGTTGTATCAAGCGGAGTGGTATCAGTAATACCAAGGCCCATGACAAAATCAGACTGAGTTGCATCAGATACTTTAAACCTTGCTTTAAAAAACATTTGTTTAGTTGCAACATACTTAAAGGCTTCTCCTTTAAGTTGCAAAAAATCAAGATCATCATCGCCAGCAGCGTTTGTAAGAAGCAACCAACCACCCTGACCAGAAGCTAATGCTTCGGTTGCACTTCCTGTGCCAGCTTCAGTAGTAGTGATAGTCCACTCGTCAGCGTGATAAGTAAGAAAATCATTAAAATACGTTGTGTATTTTGTAGGATCTAAATAAGGAAACTCAAAAAGAGGATTACCTGGAGTTTGGTTTGAAACTCCATTTCTAAAATGAGTAGTAGTCATAACAGTTTTCTCCTAAAAACCAGCGCGTTAACGCCATTAAGCTACTAAAAACAAGGTGGCCCGAAGGCCACCCGATATTTGTGCGAAGCTTTACGCTCCTTGAGATCCGTATACTGCGCGTGGATTAGACCACCCGAAGCTATAACGCTCTCTAGCTTTATAACGCACATTACCCGTATCGAAATCACCTTCCATAGAAGTTGAAATCGGGCTACGTTCAAAGTGCTTAAAGCCGTCAGGACAATCAGTCAAAACAAAGAACGCATCAGTGTCTGTCAAGAAATGGTTGACTGCATAACCTTGCGGTAGCAATCCCATGTTCCTGATAGCGTTGATGTCATTATCTGCTGTGCCAACACGCCCTGGTGTTTCAAGCAGTCGATCAGCAACAAACTGAAGTTGAGGTGGAACAATCAGCTTAGTGCCTTGAAGGGCAAGCGTCATGTTTCGATCGTCAACATAAGTTGAAATACTGATCAAAGCGTTTTCGAGTGAAGTCTCGTTCAAATCGACATATGTAGAAGGACGATTTGATAAGGTTCCACCACCAGCTAATGGGTGTGCTGTGCTGACTAATGCAACACCGTCACCGCCCGTATAGCTAGAGCTAAACGCATTGTTAAGGACGTTAGCAGCTTTAACCTGCTTTGAGTGAGCCATACTTCGGGCCAAAGCCTTCGTATAACGAGATCCAAGTCGGTCGTAAAGGTTGTCCTCTACAGCTTCCTCGGTCAAAGCAAATGCTAGTGCTACAGTTTCGTGAGTATACCTAGCGGTAAAACCTTCAGTCGCGCTGTCATAAACAACACCTTGACCTTCAGTTTTAACATCGGCATTACCGAAACCAACGATAAGAACTTCCTCTTCAAACGCTCGGTCTGAAGATTCAGTCTCAAAAATTTCCGCATGCTCGTTTTCATAACGCGCATACTCCATGCCAAATAAAGCGTTGAGTCCTGGCTCTAGCTCTTTGGCTAACTGTGCTCTTGAAATAGCCATTAGTTATCCTCCTAAGCTAGACCGACTTGCTTCTGACCAAGCAGATGATTCTGTATGGTGACAAGCACGTTGGTATTGGCTGAACCCATGTCTGAATTTTCTGGATCACCAGAAATATCAAACGCCTTCATTGGTAGGGTAGCTGTAGTAGCTCCCGTCGAAACATCTAGTTCCACATAGGAAATTCCGCTGTCTGTACTTCCCGTTCCGCTATTGTCAACAATATCGAAGTTGCCAAACAAGTCAGCAACAGGGAAAGCAGCATCCGCTTGCACTTCAAAGACATCAAAAGGACTGTCATATATAAATGCAATTGCGTCTGTAGCTGCATTGCCAGGCCAGTAGTTACTCCAGGTAGGCTTGCTAGTAGTTGGATCTGTGTAGAAACAACCATTAAACACACCTACAATAATCGCGCTAGTGGCACTGCCACCATCTGCTCTAGCAATACGAGTAACAATACCACCAGTGTCTTGAGTGACAATGTCACCTTGATACACTTTAGTAGTGTTGGTTGTATCGCTAGTAGTCAATCTATAACGAGATTGACCAGCGTTATTGTAACTACCCTGTACATTTCGTACATAGCGGAGTCCAAAAGGGGCATCAATATTAGCCATCTTTTATTTTCTCCGTAAACACAATCAAAATAATAATTCTAAACTAACGCTTAGAATTCCCAAAAGTTACCCGCGTCTTTCTCTCGTTAGAGATTGGCATTGCAGGATGCTCGTCCTTTAACAGATCATTATCCACCGCTTGCATTTGGTGGTCGGTCTGTTTCTGGAAATAAGCATTTCTTTCCCCAGCGGTCTCTTCTGGTATCTTACACAGAATTAACCCGCCAACGCCAACTGTACCTGCGTGTTTTCCATCATCAATTGTGGGTAAATCATACCCAACAACTTCTTCAGGTTTAACAGGCTCATAGCCTTCACGAAAGCGCATATGTACGTTGGTCTTATCTTCCTCTCCCCGAATATGAGTTCGTATCCATCTGTAATGCATTCCAGGTGGAGGAGGAGGAGTTTCCAGCACTTGAGGTGGTTGCCATGGTTTTCGAGCAGCATTAGTAGATCGTTCGTTTTGTGTGCGCGAAGACCGATTAGATCCTGCGGACGATTTCTTAGCTTCTTGTTCACTCATGAGCGTTGTAACCTCATCTTTTGTTTTGCGTATTCTTTGAATGGAACCCCAAGTTTCTTAGCTAATTGCTGTTCGCTTGGACTTAATTCAATCCTACGATCATTTTGATTGCGTCCATTTCCAGTTGTGCGCGTAGTCGAAACGACAGTCTGGACGTTTTTTCTGTCGTTTACAGCGTTCTCAAACTTATGCGGCAATTCTTGTCGCATAAGATTATTCAATTCAGAATAATACTCGTCAGATTCTAAGTCAATGCCGGTATTAGCAAGGTCTTCATGAATCCCCATTGCAACCCGAGTCATAACTCGGTCTTTTCCAAACCATTCATTATCATTCGCCCATTGCTTTGCTTTATCTGAGGGCTCTTGATATTCAGGCTCTTGTGGAACTTGCTGCAATTGAGCAGGACTTTCTACTTGAGCTTCAGCCTGTTGCGTATTATAGACTTGAAGATCTTGCTCATAATCATAAAGGTCTTGATTGTATTTATTTAAAGCAGTTCGATCTGCTTCTGCTCGAGCAAGTAATTGCTGGGCTTCGACCAAACCATCTTGATCTCCAGCATCCATTGCTGCTTTCAGAGCTTTCTTAGCACCTTCTGCTTGAGCTTCAACACGATTCTCAAACTCAACACCGTAGCTTTTTTGAACTTTTAAGTTTTCTTCAGCCGCTGTGCTTTGGCTAGTAGTTAGTTTACTTTCAAGCTCTTGATTCTTTTCAAGCAATGACTTGGCATACTGCAATGCCTGTAACTCTCTTCGTTGATATTCTTTTGCCTGTGCAACAGATTTGTTAATTCTGTCTTGAGCAGTTTTAGTTTTTCTTTCTGCTTCGTTTAAATCTTCATCAACGTGTTTTGGTTCAAATTCTTCTTGAACTACATCATCAGTAATTGGATCAATGCTATTAACATCTTCTTCGCTTAACTCAATAAATGTAGATTCTTCAGAGGTGTCTTCTTCAACACGCCTTTGTTCAGGAAGCGCAGCTTTATCAATGTTATCATCATTGAGATTAGCAAGAGCTTCAGTCAGGGTTTCTTCAGCCATGATTTACTCCTATAGTGATTTGATGTCATCGGGATCCGCTATGGTCCCAATTACTTCATCATCGTTAATGATTTTTACTTCTTCGCCGTCTTCAAATGCAAAACGAGCACCCGCATAACGACCAATCAGAACCCAATCACCTTCCTTACACCAAGGAATATTCCCAAACTTACCTTCATCTTGATAAGCCAAGGGACCAGCTTTTAATACATAAGCAACAATCGTGGACAAATTTTCTCTGTCTACGGTTGATTGAGTTAGCATAATACCACCATCAGTCATTCCCTTACCTTTGTAAGGCATAACTAGTAATCGATATCCTGCTGGGTTGGGCATGCGCTCTAAGAGCGATTTGTCCAGTAACGCGGGATCTAAGACCCGACTTTCTGGCTCAATGTATGCGTCTGCAATAGACGTTTGTGCGACAGTGTCCACTTGGGGTTCACTCATCGATATCTCCTTCAATATGCAATGCTTCTTTTAAGTCTTCTCGTAGGGTGCGAAGCATCGATAACTCACCCATGACGAATTTGTAGTCCTCCATATCTTTAATTGCGCCACCAGACAAATAGTCTTTAGCGCGTTCTTCATAATCATTGAACTTCTTTAAAATATAATCTGCTAATGCGAGTGAATCCATTTAGGTAAACACAGGTCCGGTTGGCATTGGTGGACCTCCAGGCTCTGCATCAGGATCATACT